CGGCCTCGTAGTGCGGGCGGGTGACCGTGCCGCGCGAGACGCGGTAGTTCGCCTCCTCGACGCGCACCTCGTCGCCCTTCGCGAAGGCGGGGGCCTCGGGCTCGGGCTCGGCGGCGACCGGCTTCAGGTCCACGAGGCGGACGGTCTGGCGCTTGCCGCGGCCCGTCGTGGACTTGAACTCGGCGGCGTCCTCGTGGAGGGCGTAGGTGGCGCTCCGCACGTCGAGGGAGATGCACTCCACGACCTCGCCGAGGTCGTAGTAGTGGCGGAGGCCGCTCGCCTCGCCGTCCGCGGTCACGACGTAGCGCTCGCCGACGACGGGCTTCGCGACGACCTCCATGCGGAAGTCGAAGGCGGTCAGCGTGCGCCCGGAGCCGTCGAGGCGGACCGTGACGAGCGCCGTCGCGCGGGGCTCGTGCGGGTCCAAGACGGGCCGGGTGCCCGTGACCTCGCCGAGGTAGCCCGCACGGGCGAAGCCGTAGTCCTCGATGAAGCGCACGCGGTCGCCGACGGCGGGGATGGTGTTGCTCATGGTGGTGTGTCCTCTCAGTCCGTCCCACGGCGCCTCTCGCCGTGGTGACGGAGGAGGAATGGGCCAGGACTCGGGAGGCTGCTCACGGGAATGCAGAAAGGCCCCCGACCGGAGTCGAGGGCCCTTCAGGAGGCGGGTCAGGCGGTCGCCGCGAGGTAGGCGCGGGCGTACTCGATGGAGGCCCAGGACGGGGCGCCCCACTGCGTCCTCTTGTTCGGCGTCCATGCGTCGCGGAGGTTCTTCTCCTGCTGCGCACGGCGCCCCTCCACGAGCCACGCCTCGCCGCGAGCGGCGTCACGGCTCCCGCCGATAGCGCCGGAGCGCCGAGCCCACGCGAGGCGGTCGCCGTCGAAGCCACACGACGGGCACGTGAAGAGGTGGACGCCGCCCTCGATGCGGACCTCGGACAGGAGCCACGTGTGACCGCCGACGAGGCACTCCGCGGCGACACAGTGCTCCACGCCGACCATCGCGCACTCGTCGCACTTCTGGAAGTAGCCGCGGGACTCGATGTCGAACGAGGCGTCGCGGTCGCACCCACGGACGATGCAGGTCGGGGCGGCGGGGACGGTGTAGGCGTTGCGGGTCATGTCGGGCTCCTCTGCCCTCGGGGCCCTCGTGCGGGGCCGATGAGGAGAGTGTAAACGCGTCGTGGCACGGCTCGCAACTCGGCGGCGCGGCGTGGTGTGTAGGAAGTGCAGGAAGTTCCTACATTCCGTATTCCGTACTAGAGAGAGAGTCCCTAGAGAGGTAATAGAGAATGTAGGTAGTTCCTGCACTTCCTACACGGAACTACACGAGAGCGGCCTCTTCGAGGTCTTCCTCCGGCGCTCCTCCGGCGTTCGCGCGGGCCTTGCCTGCCCATGAGGTGCCTCCGGGAGGGTTCACCCAATGGATGAGCACGCGCTCGCCCGGGTAGAAACGGGCGCCCTTGTACGGGGCGCGAGAGACAGTCACGCGCTCGATGGCGAGGCCGAGGAGGGCTCGCCGTTCATCGACGGGTAGGGCGTCCCATGCCTCGCGACTCTGCGTCATGTCGAGGAGGGGCGTCATGTCGCCCTGCGGGTCCGGGAGGGTCGCCAGGGCGCCGCGCGCCTCCGCCACTCGGGCGCGGAGCGGCGGGAGTCTCTGGCCCGCCTCCTCCGGCGTCAGGATGCCCGCCGCCGCGAGGTCCACGACGCGCTGAAGGTCGGCCTCGAAGCGGGCGAGCACCTCGGCGAGGCGGTTCCGCTCCGTGACCGCCTCCGGGTCCACGCGCGCCGCCCAACGGCGGGCGACCTCGGCGAGGAGTTCGACGCGGTGCGGGTCCTCGGCCTCGTCCTCCGGGTCGATGGCGAGGCGCCGGAGGAACGCGTCCACGACCGCCTCGTCCGTGCCGTGCTCGGGCGCCGTGAAGCCGTCGCACGTCGTACCCATCGCCCGGGAGTTGCAGGTGTAGGAGCGGTGGCCCGCGCGGTTGCCGGTCACGCGGGCGAGCCGCTCGCACGTCGAGCACCTCACGAGGCCGCGGAGGAGCGTCGCCCGTCCGCCGTCCAGGGCGCCGCGTCGGCCCCGCCCGCGCTCGCCTCGCCGCTCGTCGTGGAGCGCCAGGATGCGGGCGCGCTCGGCCTCCGTGATGACGCCCTCGCCGACGCGGACCGGGAGCCCGTCGCCGTTCAGGTAGACATCGGCGACGTTCGCCCATCCGCCCGAGGCGGTCTTCTGCCGGAGCGACTGGAGCCCCGCGAAGCCCGGGGCCTTCAGGAGTTCGCGGATGGACGAGGAGCGCCACTGCCCGCCCCGGGGCGCCGGGATGCCCTCGCCGTTGAGCGCCTTCGCGATGAGGTACGGCGACGCGCCCCCGAGGGCCTCCTCGGCGATGCGGCGGGCGAGGGCGTACGTCTCCGGGTCGTGCTCCAGCGTCCCGTCCTCCGCGCGCCGGAGGCCGAGGGGCGGCTTCCCGCTCTGCCACTTCCCGGCGTCGCGGGCGTAGCGGCGGGCGCGCCGGACGCGCTCGGAGAGTTTCTCGGCCTCCTCGCGGGCGACCTCGGCCCGGACGATGAGGGAGAGGCGCTGCCGCTCGTCGCCCGTGTCCGTGCCGTCCACGCCGAGGATGCGCCGCCCCTTGCCGCCGTGCCGCTCGGCGAGTTCGCCCGCCTCGACGGCGCCCTTGCGCGTCGCGCGGTCGAGGCTCCAGACGATGAGCGTGCGGAACTCCTCGCCGCCGTCGAGGTCGCGGAGGGCCTGCTCCCACACGGGGCGCGCCTTGCGGGAGTGGCGGCTCGCGCCCGTGCCCTCGCGCTCGGCGTAGACGCGGACGACATCGAGGCCGACGCGGGCGGCTAGGGCGCGGTTGTCGGCCTCCTGCTCGCGCATCGAGCGCCCGAGGCGCATGGTGTCCTTCGAGTTCTTGTGGGAGCGCCGCACGTAGATGGCGGCGGCGTGCTCGGGGTTCGTCATGGGAGGAGCGTAGCGCGGGGTACTCCCGAGGACGGAGCGTTGCGCCGTCGAGCGTGTCTACCTCCGGCGCCGACGTAGGCTCGGGCCATGCGTTCACGGGTGAAGGTGCGGGCCCCGGAGTTGACCGGGCGAGGGTGGTTGAACACGGGCGGGAAGGCGCTCACGCTCGCGGACTTGCGAGGTCGTCTTTGTGTGCTCGACTTCTGGAAACTCCGCCCCTAGGAGGACCGCCCCCGAGCGGTCCATCCTCGGGCGTTTGTGCAGGTCAGCGGCCCACGGTCGCCCGCACGTCGCCGACGACCGGGAGCCGCACGTCCACCTCGACGCCAGGGCGAGACGCCGCGGGCGTCGGCATCGGCGCCGGGACGCCGGTCCGCGCCGGGGCCTCGCGTACGGCCTCCGTGGCACGCTCCGGGGCCGGGACGGGAAGGGCCGGGGTCGAGGCAGGGGCGGGCGTCGTCGGCGCCGGAGAGAGGCGCGAGGCGGCGCGGGACGCGAAGGGCGCGATGCGCGGCGCGAGCACCTCCACGAGCGGCGGGCCCTCGACGGGCTCCGAGCCCGGGCCCGTGATGGCGCGGACGGTGTTGCCGCGCACGTGGACCGTCCGCCCGTCGGTCGTCTGGTAGTCCACCTCCGCGACGGCGAGGTCCGGCGCCCGGTAGAGGAGCATCCCGCCGACGAGGGCGACCGCGGCGGCGACGCCGAGATGGCGGGCGGCGCGCTTCACCTTCGCGCCGGTCGAGAGGGCGCGCACCTCGAAGCCGTCGGGGGTCGTGTAAACGCGGTAGGTCCGCGGGTTGTGGAATTGCACCGTGAGCGCCTGCCGAGCCCGGAGGGCCTCGACTGCCTCCTCGGGGATGTCTTCGAGGTCGAGGATGGCGACGGCGCCGGAGGGAACGTGGATCGTGGTCATTACGTGTTCGTGCTGCCTTCGGTCGGGGCGGGGCGGGACGCCGACGGCTTGACGTTCCCGACGAGCCGCGAACGGGTATGGGTAGCGGCTCGGGGCAAAGCGTACGTGAGAGGACGGACATGGGTAGATCGGGAGTCAAGTCGAAGAACGGGCCTGTCGAGACGGTCGCGCGGAGGCTCACTCCCGCGGGCCTCGACCTCCTGCCGAGGGAGATGCGCGAGCCCGTCGAGGCCGCCCTCGCCGGGGGCGGGCGGGAGGCGTGGGTCTTCGCGCCGGAGGACGGGCGCCTGTGGGTCGAGGTGCGGAACGTGCCGACGCGCTAGGCGGGCCGGAGAGACGCGAAGAGGCCCCCGCCCTTGTCCAGGGTGGGGGCCTCTCTCTGCGCCCGGGAGACGGGCGCGGGGCTACTGATTGAGCCCCTCCGTCGTCACGTCGTCGGAGACATTGCGCTTCATGACGCGGGTCTTCACGGCGTCGATGGGCGGGAGGCCCGGGAGGCGCTGCACGCGCTCCCGGATGTCGTCGGCCTCGCCGTCGCCCGCCGCGAGGAACGTCACGGCGACGAACGCGACGCCGGAGCGGGCGATGGGGCGAGCCTCGCGGTCGATGACGATGCATCGCTCGTCCACGAGGGAGCCGATGGAGTTCGCGGCGTCAAGCGCGAGGTCGGCGTCGTCCGTGAGGACGTTCGCGGTCAGGAGGTAGCGGTGTGCCACGGTCGGGCCTTCCTACGGAGTGACTGGACAACGGCGCCGCGCGGCGGGGCGAGGGCCATCGTAGCCCCCGCCCCGGGCGGTCACGCCTCCTCGACCTCCACGATGCGAGCCCATGCGAGGTGCGGGAGGCGCTCGGTCTCGCGGAGCCCCTTCGCCGCGTTCGCCGCTCCCGCGCTCCAGCGGTAGACGCCGAAGGTCAGGACCGGCCCCTCCTCGAAGGCGGCGGCGCGGGCGGCGTGGCCCTCGGCGTACTCGCGGAGGTTCGCGATGCGCTCCAGCCGAGCGGCCTCGGCGTCGATGCCCGCGGGCTCGCGGCTCACGACGTAGGCCCCGAGGTACTCGTCGCCGAGGTAGACCGTCACGCGCTCGTCCTTCGTCGCGCCGAAGTTCCACGGCTTGCGCTCCTCGCGGAGGTCGGCGGCGACGGTCATCGCCTCGACCTTCGCGGCCTGCGCCAGGGCCTCGGCCTCGGCCTTGCGCTGCTCCGCCGCCATCGAGCGACGGTCGTAGGCGACCTCGACGGCGTGCGTGTAGGTGGCGCGGACCGAGCCGCGGGTCGAGACCGTCCCGTCCTCGTGGCGGACGATGGTCTTGCGGGCCTTGCTCATCTCGGGGCTCCTCTGCCTCGTGCTCCCGGCGTCTCCGGGGGCGATGGGAGAAACGTACCACGGTGCGTTTACACGTGGCAAAGCGAAGGGCCCCCGCGTGTCGCGAGGGCCCTCCGGGTCAGTCAGGCGCGTTCCATGCGCTCGTCGCAGCACGGGCACTTCGGCTCGCCGTAGGCGTCGAGCCACTTCGCCGTCGTGCGAACGATGTAGCCCGTCTCGGGGCACTGGACCTTCAGCATCCGCGTGCCCTGCTTCGGCTCGCCCGCCTTGCCCGCCGCGGTCACGAGGGCGGCGTGCGGGTAGTCGCCGAGGCGGTCCGCCACGAGGCCCGAGAGCGTCGCCTTCAGGTCGTCGCCCGCGACGGTCGCCGTCATCGCGCCCGTGAGGCCGATGGCCTTCGCCATCTTCGCGAAGGGGCCCTTGTGCCCGTTCTGGCAGTCATCGACGGCGTGGACGAGTTCGTGGGCCAGGACATCGAGCACGCGGGCGGCGTCGTCCAGCACGGGCGAGATGAAGAGGTTCGCCACGCGGTCCTTCGCGGCGCCCGTGCTCCAGCACTGCCCGATCACGTTGTTCTTCGAGCCGCGGCCCCCGGGCCACCCGACCGAGACGCGGACGGCGGGGAGCGTGATGTCGGCGGGGGCGAAGACGACCTCGCCGAGCGCCTCGACGGCGGCGACGAGCCACTCCTCGCGGGTCTGGAAGTTCGTGCTCATGGTGGGCCTCCTCTGGCCTCGTGGCCCGCGGTTCGGGCCGATGACAGGAGTGTAAACGCACGGTGGCACGGTGCGCAAATCGAGAGCGGGCGAGCCTCGGAGAGAGGCCCGCCCGCTCGGTCAGGAGCGCCGGAAGATGGCGCGGAGGATGTCGCCGACGAGCACGCCCATGAGGTCGGGCTCGGGCTCCACGTCGTCGGTCCAGAGCGTCACGACTGGAGCGCGTCCTCGGCGCGGCGGAGGTAGCGGAGGCCCGTGCGGCGACCGGACGGCGTGCCCGCGTTCGGGAGGTGCAGGAGGCGCGCCATGTCCGCGCCGTTGATGTCCTCGCCGCGCTCCCGGGCGTCACGGAGGACGCCGACCGCGAGGGCGACCTTCTCCAGCGTGTCCGCCGAGGAGCGCGTCGCGGTCGTGGCACGCTCCGAAACCGGCGCGGACACGGCGGACATCGGCGGCTCGATGGCGCGGACGATGGCGGCGAACTCGTCGTCCGTCGTGTCCTCCTCGACGGTCTCGGCGACCGGGGCCTCCTCGGCGACCTCCGGGGCGTCCTCGTGGCGCGTCACGACGAGGAAGAGGAGGTGCCAGACGAGGGCCATGCAGAGCGCCGGAGCGGCGGCGATGGGGCCCGCGAAGGTCCAGTCCGAGGTCCGCTCGGCGTGGAGCCACTGGCCCACGAGGGACAGGAACGAGCCGACCACGACGACGAACCACGCGAAGGCGAGGTGCCCGCGCCGGAGGACGAGCGTCGAGGCGTACGCCGCCGCCACCATGCCGTCGATTGCGAGCGGGTAGAGCCACGAGCGGAAGTCGGCCATGCCCGCGATGCGGGCCAGGTCCACGAGGCCCGCGTAGAGCAGGACGAAGGTCGAGACGGACACGATGGTCGCGGCGGCGCGGACGGCGGAGCGGATGTTCATGTGGGGGCCTCCTCTGGCCTCTGTCGCCCGGACTGTCCGGGCGTCTGTCTGGAGTGTAGAACGATGGTGGCACACTGTCGAGCGGACAGGCGGGCCCGCGTGTCGCACGGGCCCGCCCACAACCTCAGCGGCGGCGACGCCTCGCGTCCGCGTCCGTCCACGGCTTGCCCGAGCGGAGGAGCACGGTCACGAGGACAGGGCGACCCTTGCGGCGGGCGACGACGTACGCGATGCCGCCGCGCACGTAGCGGACGCCCTCCTCCGAGGGCTCGATGACCTCGGGCGCGAGGAGCGCCTTCGCGAAGTCCTCCGGCGTCACGTCGCGGAGGGCCATCTTCTCCTCGGCGTGCGCCGAGATGGTTACGAAGCGGAACTCGTCCGGGTGAAGCGGGTTCATGTGGGGCCTCCTCTGGCCTCGGGGCTCCCGGGTGGAGCCGATGACAGGAGTGTAAACGCACCGTGGCACGGCGCGCAACTCGGGACACGCGAAGGCCCCCGCCGCTCCTCGGGAAGTGAGGGGCGACGGGGGCCGGTAGTAAAGGATGGGGCGGAACCTTGCCTAGGCGCGGCGCCGACGGTCGCGGAGCGAGGTCACGGCGCCGAGCGTGAAGACCGCGCCGAGCCCCGCGCCGACGAGGAACACGAGCGCCGCGGTGCGGTACGGCGAGAGGGCCGACCTGCACCCGACCGCCCACTCGGCGGGAGCGAGGGCCGAGCCGCACGCGCTCCCGCCTGCCGAGGTGGCGGGCATGAGGCCGAAGATGAGGCCGACGAGGGCCAGGACTCCCGCGATGGCCGCGGCGACGACGACGGACGTTCGAGACATGCCGCCGAGGATACGTCACGAGCCGAGGAGGGCGACCTCCACGCGCCGAGCCCCGCCGACGACCTCCGGGCCCCGGTCGGTCTGCCACGTGATGCGGCCCGCCTCCGGCGTCGCGAAGGCGACGGACTGGACCTCGACCTCGTACGCCTCGCCGCCCTCGTCCGTGAGCCGCACGCGGTCGCCCTTGCGGATGCACGCGGCGGGCAGGAGGCGGCTCATCGCTCGATCCCGAGGGCCAGGGCGAACTCGGAGGCGACGCCCCGAAGGGCGTACGCGACGCGCCGGTCCGCGAGGGCCTCGATGCGGTAGCCGTCGCTCACGTCGGCGAGGAGCCCGGAGGAGCGGGCGGCGGCGTCGTGCCGGTCGGCCTGCGTGTTCAGGGCGTCGATGATGGCCTCGGCGGGGGTCATGCGGGTGTCCTTTCGATGAGGTAGAGGGCGGCGCGACGGAGCGCCTCGGGGTCGTCACGGAAGAGGCCTAGGCCCTTGTTGCAGGCGGCGCACAGGAGCCCGCGGACGCACTCGCCGCACGAGCGCCGCCCGGGGCAGCACGCGTGGTTGTGGTCCACGTGCCACCCGCGGGCGCCCGGGGCGTCGGTCTCGCAGATGGAGCACACGCCGCCCTGCGAGGCGAGGAGAGCGTCGAACGCCTCGGGCGTGAGGCGGTACTTCGTCCAGAGGTTGCGGCGTCGGCGCTCCTCCGGCGTCGGCGCGTTCGCGGCGTAGCGCGCCGCCTCGCACTCGCGGCACGACGAGCGGAGCCCGTCCCGCCCTCCGGGATGGCGCTGGAAGGCGGAGAGCGGGAGGGCCTCGTCGCACGCCGCACAGATGCGGAGGACAGTCACGGGCGCATGTCCTCCCGGAGGAAGTTCAGCCCGCGCGCGAGTGCCGCGGGGTCCGGCGTGCCGCCCTCGCCGAAGACCTTGCAGGCGAGGTAGGCGTTCCAGTCCACGTGCCGGAGGGCCTTCATGGACCGACGGAGACGGCGCTCCGTGATGGTGAAGCCCCAGGCGGGGCCGAGGGCGCGTGCCGGGGCGCTCACGCCGCCACCTCCAGCGCGTCGCGCATCTTCACGAGGGCGGCGGTGCGGGTGCGCTGCACCTTCGGGCGGGAGAGGCCCGTCGAGGCCGCGACGAGGGCGTCCGAGAGCGGCGCGTGGCCCTCCGGGCGCATCTCGTGACCGTCCACGATGGCGGGCTCGAAGCCGTACGCCTGACGCACGACCGTAGCCTCGTCGTGGCACACTGCGGCGAACGCCAGGGCGACGAGTTCGGCGTCGAGCACCTCCTCGAACGGGTCCGCCGCGTCGTCGGCGCCGATGGCGGACGCGCGCTCGATGGTCTCGTGGACGGCGCGGGACTTGACCGAGCCGCCCTTCGTGGTCTCGGCCTCGCTCACGGCGTCGAGGGTGTCCGTCCGGGTCGCCGCCGTCACGGCGTCGAAGGTCGAGACCTTCATGTCGTGCTCGGGGGCGATGCGGCGGGCCTCGGCGAGGTCGTTGTCGGCCTTCTTCAGGATGGCGAGGTAGCGCTTCATCGTGCGGGCCGGGACCGTGAAGCCCGAGGCGCCGGACGGAGCGGTCTCCGAGAGCGTCTCGCGGAACTTCTGGACAATGCGACCGGCGAGGGAGGGGTTCTTGTCGGGGTCGTGCGTGGCGAGGAGTTCGAGGAAGGCCACGTAGACCTCCTGCTCGGCGTCCTCCGGGTCCATCGTGTCGGCGAAGCCCCGGAGCGCGCGCCGGATGGCGGGGGCGTACTGACGGAGGAGCGCGAACTGCGCCGTCTCGTCGCCGCCCTGCGCCTGCACGATGAGCGCGGCCTCGGCCTCGGGGGCGAGGGGCTCGGAGGTGGTCGAGCCGACAATCTTCTGCATGAGGTGAGCCATGATGTGTTTTCGTTCCTCTCTGAAAGGTGGGCGCGCGGCATCGCCCGAGCGGTATGTCGCCGCGAGGTTGCGGGCATGACCGCATGGCGCCAGGAGGCGCGTGCGGGCGTAGCCCGAAGGGGAGGCGGGGAAGGGTGAAGGGCCCTCTACGGTCCGAAGACCGGAGCGTTCCCGCCGAGGTCGAGTCTAGGAGGAGTGATAGATGGAGTGCAAGTTGAGTGTGAGTACCTAGTTACTCACTCGGTCCCGGGCGGGTAGAGGGCCTGTCTGTCGAGGCTAGGGAGCCCCTGTTCCCACCCGGGACGAGTCGAGTGTGCCATCGCCGTGTTCCGCTACTCCTCGTACGGGCGGAGGGCCTCTTCGAGGTGGCGCCGGATGGCGGTCACGTAGAGGTTCGCCTGTCGGAGGGCGCGCTCGGAGGCGAGGACGTTTACACGGAGCGCGAGGCGCTGTCCGTCGAGGGCGATGTCCTCGGTCGGGGCGCTCGGCTTGTGTCCGACGCCCTTGCGCTCCGCGGGGAGCGTCGTCCGGGGCGGGGCGGTCCACTGGACCTCGCGGGCGCGGGCCAGGAGGTCGCCGAGGGCCTGCGTCTCGCCCGTGAAGCGCGCGAGGAGCGACTCGGCTTCGAGGGCTTCGAGGTCGTCGGTCGAGGTCGGGATGGTGGTCATGCGGGCCTCTCGTGGTCGGGCGGTCGGGTTGCAAGGGAGGAATGGGCCAGAGGTGCCGGGTCTGCTCACGGACGGGCGCGCGAGTTTTCGCCGGGTACGCGAAAGGGCCCCCGCTCGCGACCTGTAGGTCTGTGAACGGGGGCCCTTCTGCTCACGCCGCGAGCGGGATGTCCTCCTCGGGCGGGCATCCGTACGCCGAGCCCCACGAGGGGCCCGCGACCTCGCCCGTCGAGGAGATGGGCACGCCCTTGAAGGCGCGCGTCATCGTCTCGCCGATGATGCGGGCGACCTCCTCGGCGTCCTTCGCGGGCGCCTGCGCCACGAGTTCGTCGTGGACGGGCAGGAGGAGGTGGTCGCCGAGCCCCTTGTCGAAGAGGCTCACGATGGCCTGCGCCAGGATGTCCCGGGAGAGGGACTGCACGGCGTAGTTCGTCGCCGCGTAGAGGCGGTCCCGGTCGAGCGGGAGGTGGCGCCCGGTCTCGGTCACGACCTCACGCGCGCCGAATTGGGCCCGCGTCTGGAGCCGCCGCCCGTAGCGCTTGATCCCGGGGAACGAGCGGTCATAGGCGGCGATGGCCTCTTTGACCTCGGGGAGCGGGGCGCCGGTCTGCCGGGAGAGCGTCGTCGCGCCGCCGCCGTAGACCTTGCCGAAGCCGACGCCCTTGCCCATCTTGCGCTGTCGCTTCGTGAAGTTCGGCCCGTAGAGCATCGAGGCGGTGAAGTCGTGGAGGTCGAGCCCGTCCTTGATAGCCCGGATCATCGCGGGCTCGGGCGCCAGGGCGGCGAGCACGCGCATCTCGATCTGGTCGTAGTCGGACGAGATGATGAGGTGGCCCGGGTCCGCCGTGAGCGCGCGGCGGATGGTCCAGTCCGAGGACGGGAGTTGCTGGAGCGGCGGGCGGGAGATGGACATGCGAGCCGTCCGAGCCTGAAGCCCGCCGATGAACGGGTGGAGCCGCCCGTCCGGGTCCATGAGGTCGAGGAAGGCGTCCGCGTAGGCGGTGGCCCACTTCTCCGAGCGCTTCGACCGGAGCACGGCGTCCGCGAGGAGGTTCGGGCTCCGGGCCTCGATGCGGTTCCAGTCGCGGTCGAGGTCGGCGAGGGGCATGAGAACTTCCTTGTCCACCTTGAGCCCCGTCTTCGTGCGCTCCGTGAGCGTCTCGCCCATCGCGACGAGGGCGGCGGAGACTTGGCCCGTCGAGTTGACGTTCTCGACGCCGAAGCGCTTCGCGACGCCGCGGTAGTGCTCGGCCTCGGCGTGGAGGCGGTCGCGGAGGCGGCGCGTGTAGTCCTCGTCCACGCGGATTCCGCGGCGCTGCATGATGGCGAGGAGGACCGCGAGGTGGTGCTCGAACTTCGAGAGGTGCGAGACGCCCGCGCCCTTCACGAGCGGCCCGAGCGCGTCGAAGAGGCGCCGAGCGAGGAGCGGGTCCAGCCCGGAGTAGAGGGTGTAGAGCGGGTGGTAGATGTCCACGTTCGCGAAGCCGAACGGGATGTGCGGGCGCGTCGGGTGACGGCGCTTGAACGCGGCGATGTCCTCGGCGGAGACGGTCTTCTGCCACGCGCGCCAGAGCGCCAGGAACACGTCCTTCAGCCCCTCCGAGGTGTCGGGCGCCGAGTCGTCCACGTAGACCGCGGAGAGCGGCTTCAGCGAGAGGCCCGTGCCGCCCTCGTGCTCGCTCCGCGGGTCGAGGAGGTGGGCCATGACGCGCGTGTCGAAGCATCGCGGGCCGAACTCCTCGACCTTCACGCCGAGGTGGCGGTCCACCACGAGCCAGTCGAAGGGCGCGTTGTGCGCCGTGAACATGCGCGGCTGGAGGAGGGCCTCCCGAGCGATGCCGCCGAAGAGGTCCGCGCGGAGGTTGAACGCGAGGTCACGGTTCCCGAATTGCAGCATGCGGAGGCGGTGATCGGCCTTGAAGATGTCGAGGTCCGTCGTCTCCGTGTCGAAGCCGAGCACGGTGTCGTCGCGGGCGAGGAACTCCTCGAAGGCGCCGAGGTCGCTCGGGCGCTCCGGGGTCAGGATGCGGCACTCGTCGCCGCCGAGGGTGTAGGTCTGTTCGATCATGAGGTGGCCTTCGTTGTCGGTCCGGGATGGGGAGGTACGCCGAAGCCCCCGAGCGCGAGATGCAGTCGGGGGCCTCGGAGGAGTGGGCGTTTACACGCCCGTCGCGCACGTCGGGCAGTCGATGTGGACGTTGTGCGCGAGGTGGCAGGAGCCGCACACGGTCTCGCGGGGGAGGAGTTCCGGGACGGTCTCGATGTCAGCGAACACGGGCGGGCCTTTCAGAGGATGGCGTCGAGGTCGGCGCCGGTGATGGTGGTTGCGGGAGAGGAATGGGCCAGAGTCGGCGCATCTGCTCGCACGACCTCGGGCTCGGCCTCCGCCGCCTCGGCGTCGTCCTTCGCCGTCGCACGGCGCACGCCGTCGAAGACCATCCCGGAGGCGGCGCGGCGCTTCGTGAGCCCGCGCTCCTCCAAGGCGGCGTTGAACGTGCGCTTCGTCCAGGCGTCGGCGTCGCGGATGCCCTCGTGCTGGCACCACTCCCGATATGAGAGGTAGAGGTCGGTCGCCGAGACGCCTCGCTCCTCCTCGTCGTGGACCCACTCGCCCGGGAGGAAGCCGTAGAGCGCGTCCGAGGTCTCGCGGTAGGCGCCCACGGCGGACTTGACCACCTCGGGGTCGCGGAGCCCGCCCTCGTACCACTCGACGGCGCCACGGACCGCCCACGCGAGGATGCCCTCGGCCTCTTCGAGGAGACGCGCGCCGAGGCGCGGGTCGCGCTCGTGAGGCGCGAAGTAGCGCTCCCACGGGATGAGTTTCACTCGGCGCCAGAGGCCCTCGTCCTGCCCGCGGAACTGCGGCTTGTAGTTGGACGCGAGCATGATGAGGAACGTCGGGCGGAACTCGAAGAACTCCTTGCGCATGAAGCGCGCCGCGATGAGGTCGCGACCCGTGACGCGCTTCAGCATCGCCTCGGCCATCGGCTTGTTCGCCTCGCCCTCGGATGCCATGACGAGACGGGCGCCCTTCAGCGCCGCGATGTCGTTCGGGATGCCACCCGAGGGCTTCGCCTCGAACGTCGAGAACGGCGTCGTGACGGTCGCCTCGCGGAAGACCTCGGTCAGCGTGTCCGTGAGGACGGACTTGCCGTTCGCGCCCTTGCCGACGTGGACGACGAAGCACTGCTCATCGGTCCGGCCCGTGATGCCGTAGCCGACGAGCCGCCGCATGTAGGCGGGGAGCGCCGGGTACTTGTCGAAGACCTCGCCGAGGAACTGCTCCCAGCGCGGCGCCCGCGCGTCCTTGCGATACACGAGGTCGATGCGCCGGGTCAGGAGATACGCCGGGTCGTGCGGGAGGAGGTCGCCCGTGCGAAGGTCCACGACGCCGTTCGAGCACGCGAGGAGGTCGTGGCGCTGGTCGAAGCGGTCGAGCGGCGTCGCCACGTCGCGGAGGGCCTTCACCTCGCGGATAGCCGCGTCGATGCCACGGCTGCTCTGCGAGTAGTTGGCCCACGCGCGCCACGCCTTCGCCGCCGCCTCCTCTTCCTTCGAGACGGCGCCCTGCGCCATCGTGCGGGCGATGGCCGCGGTCATCTCCGCCGCCTCCTGCGCGTAGGCGCGCGAGGCGTCGAGGTCGTCCGGGCGCCACACGCCGCCGTCGAGCACGAAGAATCCGCTCTCGGGGGCGTAGCGGAGGTCCGAGCCCTGCGAGCGGGCGTAGTCCCGGAGGAAGCGCGCGTTCCCGAGGTCGGTCAGCGGGTATAGCGACTGGTCGCGCCCGGAGAGCGCCGCCGTGTAGGAGGACTCGACCGGCGCCTCCATGATGGCGCGCACGATGGCGCGGCCCGTGGGGTCGCCCTCGCGCCACTTCGAGAGGTCGGAGTCCTCGGGCACGGCGAGGCGCGCGACCGTGACGGAGCGCTCGGTCATACCTTGCGCGATGGCCGCGGAGAATTGCTGGCCCGCCCGGTCGCCGTCGCCGCACGCGATGACCTTGCGGCCCGCCGCGTACGAGGCCAGGGCGTCGAGGATGGACGGGTTCGAGGCGTTGCCCGAGCCCGCGATGAAGAACACGTCGTAGCCGAGGCCGACGCCGGTCAGCCCGTCGCCGGGGCCCTCCGTGACGAGCACCTCGCCCCATCCCGAGGCGCCGGAGAACGTGCCGTACTTCAGCCACGAGCCGCCGCCCTCGGGGCGCTTCGGGCCCTTCCATCGGAGGTCGATGGACGGGTCCAGGGCCCGGGCCTGATAGCCGCGCGGGTTGCCCTCGATGTCGTAGAACGGGACGACGAGGCGAGGCGTGTCCGTGTCGGAGTAGCCGAGGCCGAGGCGGGCGGCGTCCGCGGCGTCGATGCCGAAGCGCCGCTCGGCGTAGTCGAGCGCGGCCTCCGAGCGCGGGTCGTGCGCGCGGGCGTCGGCCCAGCGGTCGAGGTCGGCGACGAGGCCCGCGATGGCCGCGGCCTCCGGGGGCGCGTCGGTCGTCGTCGCGCGCCGGGAGACGGGCACCTTGCCGTCGATGGTCATGCTCGCGAGGTCGCGGAGCGTGAGGCCCATCTTCCCGAGCACGTCGGTCGTCTTGCATCCCGTCCGGCATCGGACGAGCACGCGGTCTCCGTCCTTGCCCACGGCGACGCGGAGCGACGGGTCAGAGTCGGAGTGCGCGGGGCAGATGGCGAGCCATCCGTCAGGCTGCTCCTCCACGCCGTCGAGGCGCGCGAGGAAGTCGGAGAGGTCCATGCGGGAGAGTCCTTTCGGTCGGGTGTGACGCGGAAGGAATGGGCCAGGGCCGGAGCGGTTGCTCACGCCGGAACGCACGAAGCCCCCGGGCTCCGAAGAGGCCCGGGGGCGGTGCGTGTAAACGGCGTTTACATGAGGGAGCGGAGATGCCGGAGGACGTCGGCGAACTCGCGGAGCGGGAGGACGACGTACCACTCGCCGACGCCCTTCCCGGGGCGCCGGACGACCGCGGCCCCGAAGGGCTCGTCCGCCCGGACCTTCTGCCGGAGGGCGCCCGCCACGCCGTCGCGGATGGCGGCGAGGAGGTCGCGGTAGTCCTTCACCTGAAGGACGAACGGCGAGACGCCGTGGATGTCGCCCTCGTCCTCGAAGCCCGCGTTGTACGGGAGGAAGGCGGGCACGCCCTCGGCGTCGAGGAAGTCGGCGACCTTGCGCTCCGCCTCGCGCCCGCCGCTCATCGGCGCCCGGAGCGGACCGTGGTCGAGCGGTACGTGGTCGTCTTCGAGCGCGTGCCGCTGAACCATCCGCCCGTCTTCTGCTTGACGACGGTCTTCTCGCGGACGGTCACGGGGCGGGTGCGCTGCACGCGCGTCGGACGCATCGGCGTCGTCGGGTAGTAGTGGCCCTGCCAGTAGCCAGGGTGGAGCGGGTGGCACTGGAGGCCGCGGAGCGCGTACCCGGGCGGGCACGTGTCCACGGAGTAGGTCTCGTAGCGGGGCGCGCACGCGCCGAGCGTGAGCGCGCCGACGAGGACGAGGAGGAGGGCGGTTGCCTTGCGCTTCATGGGGACTCGCTTTCGGAACGAGGGAAGGCCCGCCCCCGGAGTAGTGGAGGCGGGCCTTCGGGTCAGTCGGGCGGTGGGTAGTGGAAGCCGACGCGGGCGGCGGTGTTCTCGGCGATGAGGCGCTCGTAGGCGTCCACGGCCTCCCGCTCCCGGCGACGTGCGCCGAAGAGAGGGAGGCCGATAGTCAGGAGCGCCCGGACGAGTCCGGTCATGCGGCCCCGAGCACGTCGATGACCGGCTTCGTGAAGACGTTGCCGTTCTTCATCTCGACGCGCTCCAGGCTGATGCGCGCCTTCGCCGGACCCTCGACCTTCGAGAGGTCGCCGATGGCCTTGCCGACGACGGTCGCGAGCGACCACGCGCCGGACTCGAACTTCCAGAGGCCGAGGTCCGGGTCGTCCGCGAGGCGGAAGGTGACGGAGACGCGGGGCTGGCACACGTGGCCCTGCTCCTCGTGCTCCTTGCGGTTGCGGAAGCCGCCCATCTCGCAGACGTACGGCTTGCCGTCGGTCTCGAAGACCGTGTTGTCGCAGACGACGATCTTCTTCTGACCGCGGGGCCAGATGAGCATGCGCGCGTCGATGGCGGCGGCGCCGTCGAGGACGACCTCGACCTCGCCCGAGGTCGTGAAGACCTCGATCGTCTGCTCGCTCTTGGTCGCCCACGACTGCGGGCCCGCCGAGGCGCCGAGCATCTTCGCGATGGCGTCCGCGGCCTCGGGGTCGCCGGTCGTGACGCGCCACTCGGAGAGCGAGGCGGGCGTGTCGTTGACCTGATACCCGGAGCGGAAGTTGCCCACGATGTCGTCGGAGCCGAAGCGCTTGCCGCCCTCGGAGGCGAGGGACGGGTCGAAGAGGTCGATCATGAAGAGGTGCTCACTTTCAGGAGGCGGTGATGTAGGCCCGCGGTGGGGCAAGGAAGGAATGGGCCGGAGGCCTCCGCGCTGCTCACGCCCGGGAACGCCGAAGGGCCCCCACCTCGCGAGGAGGTGAGGGCCCTTGTGGGGGAGGCGGTTACGCCGCGGGGGCGCGGGTGCCAGGCGGACGCGTGAGCGACGGACCGGGGAACGAGACGCGGTTCTCCAGCCCCTCGCGGCGGAACGCGAGCCCGCCGAGGATGTCGCCGATCTTCGAGGAGCGACGGGCGCCCATGTGGGGCAGGAGCGCCCGCATGATGTCCGCCGCCCGGTCGCCGGAGACCTCGGCGTGGAAGGTCGTCTTGTGGACCTTCGAGATGGTCATGCGGATGCGGGAGCCCATGAGGGTCGCCGCGCGGCCCACCACGTCCCGGTCGGTCATGCCGACGCGGATGCGCGGGTACTTCCCGCGGTGGAGGTCGAACGTGCCCTCGCCTTCGAGGAGGCCCGCGAGCCAGATGAGGTCAGCCTCGCCGATGGTGAAGGGTCCGTGCTTCACGGCTTCACCTCCAGCGGACGGTTCCAGCGGACGGTCCGGTAGCCGCTCGGCTGCGCCTCGTCGTCCTCGAAGCGGGCGAACGAGACGACGCCGGTCGAGGTGTCCACGAAGGCGTCGTCCCACGGCTCGGCGTCCGGGCGGTTGCGGAGGCGCTCCTCCTCGTCGGGCCAGAGGTTGCGGTAGCGGGTCACTTCGCCGCCGCCTTCGCCCGGGTCCGCGCGGCGGGCTTGTTGATGGGCCCGCTCTGCTCGCCCGACTTGAACTCGCCGCCCGCCGCGACGGGCTTGCCGATGACGCGCTTCTTCACCTCGGAGTCCCAATCGAGAACCTCACGGAGGGCGAGGAAGTAGTCGAAGATGTCCACGGTCTGACCGGGGACCACCACGTCGCCGGTCGGCTCGTGGACGACGGGCTCGGAGAGCGTCACCTCGCCGGTCTCGACCGGGACGAGTTTCCAGCCCTCGGGGCGGACCCAAAGGACCGCGCCGCCGTCGGCCTTCGGGAGCGGGACGCGGGAGCCGTCCGGGCGGATGATGTGCGTCGCGCGGGAGTAGGCACAGAGTTGGAGCGCGACCTCCTCGTGGACGCCGGACCGGGTGGTCTTCCAGTCCATGAAGAGGAGTTTGCCCTTCAGGTCGCCCACGCCGTCGCCGGTCAGGCGGGCCAGGGCGTCGAACGAGCCCGCGAAGCCGTGCTCGTCGCTCCAGACCGTCTCTTCGAGGAAGACGAACTCGGGCTTCGCGACCTCCAGGAACTCGCGGAAGTGCTCGATGAAGGGCTTCAGGTTCGGCGTGATGCGGACCTCTTCGCCCTTCGCGATGTGCTCGAAGGCGTCGTGCGCCTCGGAGCCGACATCGGCGGAGTTCGCCGTGAAGCGGCGGGGCGCGCCCTTCAGGAGGTCGATAGCCGCCTTCGGGTCCTTCATGGCGATGCCGACGACCTCGCCGATGTTCTCGACGGCGTACTCGGCGACGACCTTGCTACTCCAGAACGTGAGGAACGGCTTCGGGAGCATGTTCAGCACGGAGGTGACGCCGGGGTTCTTGCGGCCCGAGTCGGGGTTCACGTAGAAACGCGACCCTCCGCGGTTGATGGTGTTGACCTTGGGGGTAGTCAAAGGTCCATTCCTTTCCTGTCGAGTGGATGACAGGAAAGGAATGGGCCAGGGCGGGGCTAGTTGCTCATTCCTCGACGCGCTCCGCGGTGTCGCGGAGCCACTGTTGAAGCGTGCGAGTCGCGGCGGCGACGCGGGAGCGGTCCGCCGACGTGAGCGACGCGACGCCGCGGGCGTCGAGCGAGGACAGGCGGTTCGCGAGCGTGTAGAGCGAGGCCACGGTGTCCGAGGCGAGGCGCTCGGCGTCCTTCTTCGTCTTCCGCGGGTTCTGCCGGACGAAGTGCCTTTGGCGCGGCGTCTCCACGATGAGACCGGCGTCCGTGAGTTCCTCGGCGTTTACACGCTCGCGAATTGAATTGCCGACGTGATAGCGAATTGACGCCTTTATCGAGGATTGTCCATCGGAGGGAAGGCCGGCTCTTGAATAGATGTCGGCGACTAATTGCCGATACGCGAAAGAATTGCCCGCCCAATCGGGGGCGCCTTGCTCCGTCGTGAATCGGCTTCGTAGTTCTACGAGAATGTCGGCCACGCGGCGGAACTCGGGCGAGCGATAGCGCGGCTCCAGGCGGAGCGCCGCGCGGAGATGCTTTGCCGCCATGTCGCGGAGTGCATCCTCGCCGAGGAGTTCGAGGTCGGTAGTCATAGGCGCGAGCATAGCGGAGTGCGAAGTGCCGTGGTTACGCTCCGGTACGCCAAAGGCCCCCGCGTCATATGACACGGGGGCCTTCGGATTCAGTAGGTCATCGGACAGGGCAGGCGCCAGAGGCACAATCCTCGTCCACGCCGTCGGCGACGAGACGCGCGGCTGCGGCCTCGTACTCCGCCGCCGTGATGCGCTCGTAGGGCGCCTGCGGGCGCGAGCCGTCGAGCATGACGGTCGTTCCCTTCAGGTGCGGGAGCGCCTTCGTGAGCGACGCGACGAGCGCCTCGACCGCCTCCGCGGACGGGGGCGGCGGCGTCATCGCGCCCGAGGCCAGGGCCTCGTCCTGATGCGGCTCGGCGGGGATGTTGACCGTGAAGGACACGGCGTTGTCCGCCCACGCGCGCTGATAGAGCGCCTGCATCTTCAGGAGGTCGTCCGCCGAGATGTCCGAGGCGCCCTCCACGAGCGACGCCGGGAGCCCGAGGGCCTCGACCTGCTCCACGAGGATGTCCTTCGTCGGGTAGGTCACGACCGCGGTGTTCCCGCTCGGGTCGTACTGGTCGGGCTCGACGTGGAAGCCGTCGAACTCCGCCCGCTCCACGATGTCGCGCTCCCGCTCCGAGGTCATGCTGAAGCGCACGCGCCGGAGGAAGTGCGTCGAGTAGATGGGGTGAATGCCCTCGGCGACTCCCGGCATCTTCGCGATGGTGCCCGTCGGGGCGACCGTCGTCACCTTCACGGGCTCCGGGATGCGGAGGTGGAAGGCGTAGCGGCGGGCCTCCTCGCGGACCACGAGGTAGAGGTCTTCGAGGAGGGCCTCGAAGCCCGGGATGTACGGCGCCGCCGAGTAGCGGATGCCCTGCTTCACGAGGAAGCCCTGCACGCCGAGATGCCCGACGCCGATGCGACGGTTCGCCGCGAGGCGCTCGGCCTGCTTCGGGTCGTTCACGTCGCCGTACGTCGCCCGCATGAGGAACCGCGTCATGAGGCGGTGCGCCTCCCGGAGGTCGTCCGTCACCCGGAGCCCGCCCGAGGCGAAGGCGTCGAGGTTGACGTGGCCGAGGTTGCAGTTCTCCCACGGCTCCAGAGCAATCTCGCCACACGGGTTCGTCGCGATGACCTCGCCGACCTCGCCGACGTTCGAGAGGGACGAGTTCCAGAGCCCGGGCTCGCCGTTCGTGAGCATCCGCTCGGCGACCTTCTGCATGATGAGCCAGGGCGCCGAGCCCTCGCGGTCCACGTCCGCCGTGAACTCGTCGCCCACCTCGACGGAGACGTTCGTCGTCCAGTGCTTCGACGGGTCTTCCTTGCAGGCGAGGAAGTCGAGGATGAACGGGTCGCGCCAGTGAACGATGCTCATGCGGGCCGAGCGCCGGACGCCGCCCGCGACGACCGCCTCGCCGATGGCGTGGTCAATCTCCATCGCGTCGAGCGGAGTCATCTGCCGAGCCCCGGCGTAGGCCACGTCCAGGCGGAAGCCGTTCTCGCGGTTCGCGTTCATGACCTCGCCGACCTTGTGCAGGAGGCGGGCGAAGGGCTCCGGGCCCGACGCGGTGCCGCCGAAGGTGCGGAGGGCGGCGCCCTTCCGACGGACGCGGCTCATGTCGTAGACGCGATCCTCGTGCTTCACCTCGTCGTCCGTCATGTAGGTGTCCACGAGGTCCACGAGCGCGGCGGCGATGCCCTCGCGCGAGTCCTCGACGGCGAAGGCGCCGGTCCACTCGTGCGAGTAGTCCGTCGAGATGAGGCCCGAGGCGACCATCGCCTCGTAGTCCGGGTGGGTCGGGTCACAGACGATGTGGACCCGGAGCGAGCGACGCGGGGCGCCGTACTTCGCGAGGTGCCGGGAGGAGTAGTTCGCCCCGACGCCGCCGCCCTCGGCGAGACGCGCGAACGTGAACTCGAAGTGCTCCGAGAGGCGCTCGCCCCATCCCGCCACGTGGCAGTTGAAGAGGTACTGACGACCGGCGACGCCGGACGCCCACAGGTGGCGCCCGCCCGGGAGGAGGCGGAAGTCGTCCATGTAGTCGCAGAGGAGGGCGTACTCGGCGAGCACCTCGGCGGACCACGACGAGCGCGGCCCGTGGACGAGGGCGAGGTTTCCCTCGGCGACGCGGCGCACAGTCTCGGGCCACGTCTCCAGCGTGCCGTCCGGCTTCGGGCGGGCGTAGGTGCGGGTGTAAACGGTCTCGCCGGTCGGGCCGAACGGGACGGAGGGGGCGGAGGTCATGCGGAATGCCTTTCGTGGCAAGGGCCCCCGCCCTCGCGAAGAGGACGGGGGCCCGGGGAGGGATGTGTCAGAGGAAGAGGACTCGGGCGACGATGGCCGCGAGGACCGAGCCGATGAGGAAGCCGACGGCGAACGCCGCGCGGAAGCGGTCCTCGGGACCGGGCGGGAGCGCGGCGGCGCTCATCGGTAGCGCCTCGGGCGCGCCGCGACGAGCACGCCGTAGAACGCGCCCCACACGAGGACCGCCCCGCCGACGTGCGCGAGGAGGCGGAGGAACTCGTTCACTCGATGGCCTCCCACGTCGTCGTCGCGCGCTCGACGGTCACCTTCGCGTCGAGGAGCCCGCGGGACTCGCGGGAGCCCTGCGCCCGGGCGGTGCCGACCTTCGAGTAGGGCCCGAAGACCGCGCGGTGCGGCGAGCGCTTCACCTTCGGCTCGGCGAGGCGGGTCCACGCGCCGGTCTCGGCGTCGTACTCGCCCCACACCTTCCACTCGCGGATGCCCTCCACGACGACGCGGAAGGTCTCGTCCATGTCTGCGAGGTAGCGCGCCACGTCAGACCTCCGCCCCGACCGCGAACGCCCCCGGGAGGAGGAGGCGCCGGGTCACGAAGAGGCCCGCGTCCAGGCGGAGGTCTTCGAGCGTGCCCGTGTTGAGGACCACCACGTCGGCGTCCGCCGCCGAGGTCGAGGTCTCCGAGACGTGCGAGTCGCCGTCGTCCGGGAGCCCGGGGCGCTCGATGTAGACGAGCGTCCCGCCCGCGCGCCGGATGGCCGCGACCTCGTTCGGGAAGCGAACGTCCGTCACGACGACGTGCGCCGACGGGGCCGAGAGGATGTTCCGCTCGGCGACCCGAATCCATGCCTGCGGGTCCACGACCTCGCGGATGATGACGCCGTAGTCCTGAAGGGCCTTGCGGACCGCGGGGTACTCCTTCGCGACCTCCCAGCCGTGCGAGGCGACGATGGAGGACAGGCGCTCGGCGCCGGTCATCGTCGGCATGAGCGGGTCGAAGCGGAGGAGCGCTTCCTTCAGCGGGTCCGCGAAGGCGATGCGGTGGAAGCCGTGGTCCTCGATGAGGGCCGAGGCGAACGAGTCCTTGCCGGAGCGCTTGCGCCCCATGAGTCCGACGAGCGCCATGTCAGCCCTCCATCCCGAGGAGGACGGCGCCGGGGGTCGCCGAGGTGCGGACGAGGGCGAAGTAGCACTTCCCGTCGGGGTCGATGACGCCGACGCCCTCGCGGTCGGGCTTCGGGAGGTCGAGGGTGAGGTCAAACTTCTGCTCGACGGCGGCGATGGCCTCGGCGAACGCGGCGACCTTGCGCGTCCGCTCGGGCTCGATGAACTTGCTCACGGAGGAGTTCCTCTCTGTCGTGGGTCGTGGTGACAGAGGAGGAATGGGCCAGGGCGCCGAGGCTGCTCACGCCAGACGCAAAGAGGCCCCCGAGCGTCGCCGGGATGGCGGGCTCGGGGGCCGGATGCGGGGCGGGTGTGTAGGAAGTGCAGGTTCTTCCTACATTCCCTATTCCTGTCTAGAGAGAGAGCGCCTAGAGAGGGAATAGAGAATGTAGGAACTTCCTGCACTTCCTACACGGAGGGTCACTCCTCGGCGTCGCTCCCGGCGTCCGTCGGCGTGACGTGAGCCGCGGCGAGGACGAGGGCCAGGAAGTCGAGGACGTGCCCGATGTGGGCGACGATGGCGGCGACCTGCGACTCCGAGGCGAAGCCGAAGCCCGTCGCGACGGCGCCGACCGTGCCGAGGAAGAGGTAGAGCGCGCGGCGCATCTCCGGGGAGAGGAACGCCGAGACGCGGCGGAGGAAGGCGAGCATGGAGGGAGTCCTTTCGGTCAGACGAAGCCGCCCGTCATGAAGTGGACGAGGAGCCACGTCATGAAGGCGAGGAGGAGGAAGCGCCGGAGCCGTACGGAGGCGGTCACGGGCGGGCGCGGCTTGCCGTTCTCGCCGATGCCGAACCATCGCCACACGTGCTCCGAGAGGGTGTCGCCCTCGCGCTTGGAGACGAGCGCGTAGCCCTCCAGCACGGCGAAGGCGCCGAGCCAGAGGAGCCAGAGCCACGTCATGAGGTGACCTTCTGGACGATGGTCAGGGCGCCGCCGAGGACGGCGACGATGGACGTGCTCGCCGCGAGGAGTTGCGCCGGGGAGACCGTTTTGCGCTCCTCGACCGCCCGGAGGCGCGAGTGCGCGTCGTGCGGCATGTCGCGCTCCAGCCCCCGCACGCGGTTCTCGTGGTCGGTCAGCGTCTCGCCGTGGTTGTCGAGGCGCTGCGCCTGCTGCGAGGTGGCGAGGTCGAGTTTCGCTTCGAGGCGGATAGCCCAGGCGGGCATTCCCTCGTCGGTCGGGTTGCTCATCGGGTGGCCTTCAGGTGGAGGGTGCGGAGGAGGTACGGGCCGGGGGAGGTAGCCCACGGGGTCACGCCGAGGCGCTTGTAGGCGGCGCGGGTGGCGGCGGCGGTCGCCGTGCCGAAGTAGCGGTCCGCGGCCCGGGCCGAGGTCAGCCCGTAGCGGTTCGCCGTCTTCGCGCCGAGGTAGGCCCGGAGGGCGCGCTCGTAGGTGAGGACGCTCGCGCCGGAACGCCCGACGCGGAGGCTCGGCGTGTAAACGCTCGGGCTCGAGTTCGGCTTCGGCTTCACGACGGGGCGCGGCTTCGGCTTCGGCTTCGGAACGGGCTTCGGCTTCGCGACGGTCGGCTTCGGGCTCGGCTTCGGCGCCGGAGCGGAGTAGCCGCTCGGGGGCGCCGTGACGACCGTCCCGGGCTGGACCACGTTCGCGTCCGGGATGCGGTTCCACGAGGCGAGCGCGGCGACCGAGACGCCGAGGGCGACCGCGGCCTTCCCGAGCGTGCCGCCCTTCGGGATGGTGAACGTGCGGTGCTTCGCGGGCGCCGGGGCCTTCACGTCCAGGCGGTTGTCGAACGCGCGGAGGATGGCCGCGGCGGTCGAGCGGTTCCAGGTGTCGCGGTCCGCGTGACCGGCGAGGCCGGTCTCGCCGTCGCGGAACTGCTCGACCTGCGCCGCGGCGAGCGGAGCCAGGTCGGGACAGTCCGGGTCGATGAGGTGAATGTGGTGGTTGCCCTCCCACCATCGCCCGAAGGTCAGGAGGAGGACGGAGCGGCCCGTGTTCACGAGCATGTGGAAGTCGGCGAGCGAGAGACCGTCGGCCTCGATGTCGTAGACGCCGCCGAGGTCGTGCGTGCCCTTCGAGGCGTCGAGCCCCGGCGAGTAGCACCCTTGGATGGGCCGGAGGTAGATGGCGCCGGTCAGCGCCGCCCACGCCTTCAACTTCGGGACGGAGTGGACGCACACTCGGCGCCCGCGCCACGTGGTCGTCGCGCATCGAGGTCGGGAGGTGGAACCGCCCATGAGGGCCTCCTAGGGGTAGACGAGGAGCACGCCGCCGAGCGCGAACTCGACGGCGTGCGAAGGAAGTTGGGGTCAGACCTCGGCGGGGAACGGCGGGATCGAGAGCGAGACGGAGGCGCTCGTACCGGAGATGAGGGAGTAGACCGTCACGGACCCGCCGACGAAGACGCGGATGTCGGCGACGCCGCCGCTCGAAAGCGAGGCGTACTGGACCGTGCTGTCCGGGCGGTAGCCCGCGGGAAGCGTGAACGCCACGGAGGACGAACTCGGCGTGCCGCCCTTGATGAGGCCCTGCACGGTGACGACGCCGTTCTCGCGCTTGTAGCGCGCCGAGGCGTAGCCGAGGGTGTAGTTCGCCCACGAGTTGCCGAGCGTCGGGTACGTCCACGCCTGCGACTCGCGCCCGTCGGCCCATCGGTAGGTCGCCGCCGAGCCCGTGTCGCCGCTACGGATCACGACGGGCACCCACGTAGGAGGCACCTCGAAGTCCGTCCCGAAGTAGACGATGCGGAACCGCGACGGGTCCGAGGTGCTCACGGTGGCGCCGAACGGGAGTTCGTAGTAGAGCGTCTCCCACGTGCCGAGCGGGACAACGCCGGAGGCGACCGTGGCGGAGGTCTTCGACGCCGAGCCGTAGACCGGGATGACCGTCCCGTCCGTCGGGTTGTCGATGTTGAAGTAGCCCGCGGGAGCGGTCTTGCCTCGACCAGCGCCCGTCATGATGAAGCGCTGCGACCACGAGACGCCCGTCGAGGTCGCCGTGCGGACGCCGCCGCCGTGGACGAGCGCCTCGAAGTTGCGGACCCAAAGGTCGCGGGCGCCGTTCACGGGCGATCCGAGGATGACGAGGGACTTGTCGCGGAACTCGCACGCCACGCGGTCGCCGACGGCGAGGGCCTGCCCGAGGTTGATGGGCGAGGCGGCGAGTGCCATGTCCTCGCCGTCGAGGGTGACCGTGAGCGGGCCCGTCGTCGTGACGGTGCCGTAACGGGTGGCGGGCACTAGACCTCCCGGAGGGTAGCGGTAGCGGTGGCGAGCCCGTCCTCGGAGAGGGCGAGCGCGCGGGTGTAAACGAGGCCGCGGAGGTCCACTCCGGCGACCGAGTTGCGGAAGCGCACGAGGTCGTTCAGGTCGAGCGGGACGAGCCAGTGCGCGAGCGTCACGGTGCGCGCCGCCTGCGTGGCCTCGGCGAGGCGACGACGCGCCAGGGCGTCGAGGGTGGCGAAGTCCACGGCCTCGACTGTCTCGGGCGCCCGGTCGATCCATCGCCCGCGGATGGGCTGCGAGTAGGGGCTCATGAGGTCTTCGTTCGTCGCGACGGCGACGAGGGGCGGCGTGTCGCCGGACGTGCGCCCGATGACCGTCACGCGGTTGGGGATGTCGAAGGTGTCGCCCTCGACCTCGAACTCGGGGTCGTAGATGGACGCCTGCCCGTCGGCGAAGGTCCAGCGCTCCACGCGGTCCTCGGCGAGGTAGTGCGGCGACGACGTGTAAACGCCGTAGCCGTCGGTCGCGAGGGGCCAGTAGTTGCAGGCTTCGAGGAGGTCGTTCACGATGCGGAGGCGCGTCGTCCCGGGCTCCCACACCATCGCGACCTGAAGTTGGGCCACGGAGTCCACGAGGGCGACCATCGCGTCCGGGATGCCCGCGGCGGCGAGGATGAGGCGGACCTCCGCCGTCGGGTAGGCGCCGACCGGGAGCGAGAACGTCTGCGGCGTCTTGTCGTCCACGAGCACCTTCAGCCCGTCGAAGAGGCCGACGGTCTGCTCCTGCGAGCCGTCCGTCCAGCGCTCCGCGGGCACGTCCGGGATGAAGACGCCGAGAGGCCACTCGGCGACCGCGCCGTCCGGGAAGACCGCCTCGTAGACAGGCTGGAGGCGGACCGTCTTCCAGTCCGGCGCGTCCAGTCCCGCCCACACGAGCGAGCCCGTGCCGAGGATGTCGCGGGACGCGTCCCACGAGAGGGAGAGGGACGCCGCCCCGTCCAGAGGACCGAGCGGCGTCCCGTCGAGGGCGAGCATCTCGACGCGCCAGGACTCCGCCCGGGGCCCCGTGAGCGGGTCGCCGACGCCGAGCGTCATGGGGATGGTGACTGTCACGGGGGCCCCTTTCAGAGCGTGGTGGAAGAGACGACGGGCTCCTCGTAGTCGATGGCGGACATGGACCACGAGACGGACCGGACTGCGCCCGTGCCGAGCCCGGAGATGCGGACCGGCGCCATCGAGACGAAGACGCGGTTCCCGTCCGGGTCGCGGAAGCACGCCGGGGAGTAGGACAGGGCGAAGCGCGAGATGTCCTGCCACGAGGAGGACTGCGACGCGCGCTCGGCGGCGCGGTCCGGGCGCCAGAGCGTCGCGGACACGGACACCTCGGTCGTGACCTGCTGTCCGTCGAACGGGACCGGGAGGTCGCGACCCGCGGCGCGGCGAAGCGCCCGGGAGCGGCCCGTGTTGAGGTCCACGTTCACGTTCGAGTTCACGCGCACGAAGTCGCCGAAGCCAGGGCCCGCGTTCACGAAGAGGTGCTTCACGCCGGACGTGAAGACCTCGACGGGAGCGGACTCGCCGAAGGCGCCCATCGCCGTCTCCACGACCGCCTTGTAGCGGTTCGAGGCGTTCAGCGCCGGGATGGCGTCCGTCACGGCGAAGGTGCTCGGCTGCTTCACGGTGCCCTCGATGTAGGAGCCGAGGGAGTCCGAGCGCTCCAGCATCGCGCCGTCCACGCGGACCTGCTGGCCCGCGACCGGGATAGACAGGATGGCGCGGGCGCCCGCCGCCGTGGCGGGCATGACGAGCGTGTTCGAGATGCGCTGCCACGTGCCGTCCAGGGTGAACGGGACGTAGGCGAAGCCCGTGATGGCCGCGCCTGCCGACGTGTAGGCGACGCACGCGATGCTCACGGTCTGGCCCGCCGTGCCCTTCACGTGGAAGGAAGCCGTCCACGCCTCGTTCGGCGCCGCGGTCGCGGCGGTCGAGTTGTAGAACAGGGCTTGCGCGGAGCCACCCGAGAGGAGCACGTCCGCGGGGCCCTGCACGCCGCCCGAGGTCTCGCGCGTCACGACGAGCCCGCCCGAGGTGATCCATCCCGAGGTGTCCGTCTCGAAGGACGGGTTCGCGAGGGCGTTCACGCGGTCCGGGAGCGGCGTCGGCACGATGTCGTCGGCGATGAGCGCCCACGGTCCGCCGTCGATGGACCGCCACACCTCCGCCGTGTCCACGGGCACCTCGACGCCGGACGGGACCGGGACCGTGACGTAGACAGACGACGCGGCGGACTCGACATCGAACTCGGCGGACACGACCGGCGTCGGGAGGACCGCGAAGTCCACCGTGAAGACCACGGAGTCCGCGGCGGACCACAGTCCCGTCGAGTCGCGCACGACGACATCGACGGAGTACGTCCCGCCGTCGGCGACCCGAGTTGCAAAGCGCACGGATGTCGTGCTGTCAGCCCCGGCGAGGGACTCCAGCACGGAGCCGTCGCCTGCGTAGAGGTTCGCCTTCCATGCGGTCTGGACCTGTCCCTCGGCGTCGCCGTAGGTCCAGTCCAGGCGGACACGCGCCGAGTCCCACGGCGTCGCCTCGGTCGGGCCCGTGATGGTCGCGACCGGACGCGTGGACAGGGTGAGGGTGCCGGACGCGGACCACGCCGAGGCGGTCGCGTGCTGGCCCCACGTGCGGACCTGCCACTCGATTGTCTGCCCGTTCGTCCACGTGTTCGCCGCGAAGAGTCGCGAGGACGCGGTGGACGTGACCTTGCCCGTCGAGGTCCACGTCGTCGTCGCGACCGGGCGCCACTGAATCTCGTAGGCGGACTGGTCGGTCGTGTCGAGCGGGTTGTGGGTCCAGACGAAGAGGGCGGACTCCGCGGCCTCCTGCGCCACGCCGGAGGGAGACAGTCCGGTCGGCGCCGAGGGCGGCGTCAGGGGCGTGACGCCGACCGATGTCGCGCCGTTCGCCGAGTAGAGCGTCGGCGTCGAGGAGACGGCCTTCAGGCGGTAGGTGTGCGTCTGCGTCGAGTTCGGCGCGACGTGCGTCCACGAGGTCGTCCCGTACGCCACGAGGGCGAGGCGCGACGCGTCCCACACGCCGTTCGCCGCGTGCCAGACCTCCCATCCGCCCGTCGAGACGGGGGACAGGGTGGGCCGGGTCACGGTGATGTCGCCCGAGGTCGTCTTCTTGACGGTCGGAGCGGCGGGCGCGGCGGGGGTCGTGGAGATGTTGGGGGCGTAGGCGTAGCCCGAGTAGCCGCCCGTGTTCTTCGCGCGGACGGCGTACGTGTAAACGCGGTCCGAGCGTGTCTTCGTGTCCGTCCACGAGGTCGTCGTCCCGGTGACGGTCGCGACCGCCACGAGGGAGGTCGAGATGTTGTCCTTGCGGTAGACGATCTGCGAGTCATACGGCGCCGAGGAGGTCGCCTGTCGCGACCACGAGACCTTCTGCGAGGTGTCGGAGATGCGCGAGGTCGAGAGCGAGATGGGCGGGGCGGGAGCCGCGACCGCGAGTTTCGGGACCGTGAACGTGGTCGAGACCGTGGCCTCGGTTCCCGGGTACGCGGCGTTCGACTTGACGCGGACGGAGGCGGGCTTCGCCTGCGTCGAGGTCGTGAGCGTGACCGTGGTCGTGGTCGTGCCCATGAGTTTGTAGCCCATCGCGGACAGGCTCCAGTCCGTCGAACCGGAGCCGTCCGTGACGCCCGAGCCCGTGATGTACCACGTGTTCGAGGAGGTGTACTCGCTCGACGCGTAGCGGGTCTGGAGGTACGCCTTCGTCGTGAGCGTGACCTTCGTCGTGCTCGCCGTGATGGTGCTCGGCGACATGACGACCTCGACGCCCGCCCGGAGGCGGTTGTTCGAGGACCATGCGCCCCACGAGATAGCCATGCGTGAGACCTCCTAGGGTCAGATACGGGCCCGGGCGTCGAGGCGGGCCATGCGCGCGTTCTGCGTCATGCCGCGCTCGATGGCGCCGGGGATGGAGTGGAGAGAGCGGAGTTCGCCCGCGAGGGCCAGGAGCGCCGAGGCGATGGCCTCCGAGTGGTCGGACCCGCCGCCCTGCCCGAGGGCCCCGAGGCGCTTGCCGGTCTCCTCCCAGATGGCGAGGGAGCGGTCGCGCTTCGCCGGGTGGAGCGGGATGTACGCCTCGCCGCCCGTCTCGGGCTCGGCCCACAGGCGCATCGCGCCCGCGGGGGCGATCTGCGCTACGTGGTTCTCCGAGCCGTTCGCGAAGGCGTGGATGCCTCCGTTCGCGTAGGCGGTGATGCCGCCGTTCGCGTAGGCGTCGTCCGGGTTCTGGAGGTTCTGGCCGAGTTTGACGGTGTTCTGGAGGCGCTGCTTGACGAAGATGGTGATGGTCTTCGACTGAATCGCCGCGATGGTGTCCTTCAGGAGTTGCGCGCGGCGCTGCGCCGTGTCGGCGGCGAGGTCCACGTTCGTCTTGATGGACTTCGGAATCTGGAGGTAGCGGTCGATGAGCGCCTTCGCCTCCTTCTCCGTGAGGCCTGCCTGACGCGCCGAGGCATACAGGGCCTTGCGACCCTCCTCGATGACGGCGTTCGCCTTCACGTTGGAGCCCGTGGTCTTCTGGACCTGCTCGGCCTCGCGGAGTTTCGCCTCGGCGTAGGAGCGGACCGACGCGCGGGCTTCGAGGGCCTTGTCGGAGTTGCCCTTCAGGTTGCCGTTCGCCTCCCGGATGGCCTTGTTGGCCTCCTTCAGGCGCTGCGTGGCGGCGTCGTGCGCGCCCTCCAGCGAGAGCGTGTTCATGATGGCGAGGTCCGCCGCCGTCTTCCAGGCTTCGAGCGCGGCCTTCTGGTCGTCGATGTAGTTCGTCGCCGTGTAAACGTGCGCGGCGTAGTCGCCCTGCGCCCGGGAGCCTGCGGCGACGACCGTGTTGTGGTCCTGCTGGTCGATCTTCGCCTGCTTCAGCGCCTCGCCGGAGTCGCCGACCTTGTTCTTGAACTCGATGTACTTCGCGAAGAGGTCGGACATCGTGGAGGAGTCGGCCTGACCGGCGTTCACCTTCGCGAGTTGCGCCTTCGCCGCCGCCTCATAGGCCGGGTCGATCTTCGCGAGCGCGTCGGCCTCGCCGAGGTACGCCGCGACGACATCGTTCGCCGAGAGGCCCAGGGCCTTGCCCGACTCCACGGCGCCGTCGTCCCGAGCCTTCTTCAGGGCGGTGAGGCGCACGTTCTCCGTGATGGCGCCGTTCGACTCGATGAGGGCGTCCGTGTAGGTCGCCGTCGCCGAGGCCACGTCCTGATTGCGCTGCGCAAACGCCGAGTAGATGGCGGTCGCGGCGCCGATGGCGATAGAGATGATGCCCATAGACGCCTGAAGGGCTCGCGCCCCGCGGCTCGCGGTCTCCATGCCCGCGCCCGCGGCTGCTGCCGAGGTGCCGGTCTTCTGGAAGAACGTCGGGATGAACGAGAGGGCGCGGTAGGCGACGAACGCCGTGTAGGCCGAGCCCGCGGCGACCGCGACGACCTGAAGGATGTTCGGGTCGATCGCGTTGATGGCAGAGGCGATTCCGTTCAGCGCGTCGAGGACGACGCCGCCGAGCGGGGAGGCCGCGGCGGCGATGTTGCCGACCGCCATCACGAGGGACTCGACCGTCGAGATGACCTGCGGGAGAACGCCCGCCACGTAGTCCACAAAGGACTTGAAGCCCTCGCCCTGCGCTCCGTCGTTCAGGCGCCGGGAGAGGTCCGCGACGTAGGCGCCGACCTCGCGGATGACCGGGCGGAAGACCTCGAAGGCGGTCAGGGCGGCGTCGATGAGGTTCGTCGCCGACTGCCCGAGGTAGACCGTCATCTCCGAGAGGATCGGCGTCACTGCGCCGAGGTGCTCCCGGAGGATGGCGACGCCCTGCGTCAGTGAGCCGAAGAACGCGTTCGCGCCCGAGGTCGTGAGCGAGCGGAGGATGCTCTCGGCGTCCTGAAGGGCGCCCGCGTACTGCGTGCCGATGGACGTTCCCTCGTCCATCTCGCGCTTGATGCCCATGACCGCCAGGACGCCCGCGGCGCCCATCGCGCCGAAGCCCGCGGCGAGGCCTGCGGCGGCGGCGCCGACGGGAGCGATGGCGGGGCCGAGGATGCCGATAGCGGCGGCGAGCGGGTTGATGCCCTTCGCCTTCGCGTCCTGACCGGCGCGCTCGACCTTCTTGCCCGTGCGCTCGGCCTCCTCGCCGACGGTGCGGAGGCGGGCGACCGCCTCCTCGGCGTTCACGTCGATGTCGATGTCCGGCGAGGTGCCGTCGAGGGCCTCCGCCGCGACGCCCGCGCGGCGGAGTTCCTCGTGCCACTGCGACGCGTCGAGACGGAGGAAGCCGACGAGGGTTCCTGCGGTCGCTTCACTCATGCGGGGCTCCTTCGGGAGAGGGGTCGGCCTCCTCTCGGAAGTGCCGAGCGAGGCGGGTGTCCGCCGCGAGGAGCCCCGCGACGAGGGTCGAGAACTCGCGCCACGTCAGGGCGTCGAACTCGGAGGAGAGGCGGGCGTGGTACTCACTGCGCCAGTCCGCCTCGATGAGCGACCACGCCTCTAGGAGTTGCTCCCAGCCGATGCGGCGGGCTCCGCCTTCGGCTTCGCCGTGCGCTTCGTGCTTCGGCGGGAGGTCGTACCACTCGTAGAGGCCTGTGTCGGGGTCGAACTCGCCTCGTCCGTAGTCGTGGAGGGCGTCGAGTCCTTCAGGGTTGCGGCGACCTGCGCCGCCATCCGTTCCGGGTCGATGCCGCCCTCCCAGACGACCTCCGCGACGGCGCGGCCCTGCTGGTAGTCGGCGAGCGCGACGAGGCCCGCCCGAGCGATAGCGCTCATCGGCACGTCGTCGGCGACCATCTCGTCCCACGCGGAGCCGAGGAGGGCCTGCCAGAGGTCCATGCCCGAGAGGCTCGCGAGTTCGGGAACGTCGTCGCCCTTCGCGAGGCCGAGGAGTTGGATGCCGAGGCGCGCCGGGACGGGCGGCACCTCGTACGTCTTGCCGTTGATGGGGAGGCGGAGCGGGTCCGCGAACTCCCGAAAGTCCTTGAATGCCATGCGTTTACACCTCTTGCCGTGGGTAGCCGTGAAGAGAGGCGGGAGCGCTCACGGCTAAAGCGCTCCCGCCTCGTGGGTGGGTCAGCCTCGGGTGTACGGGAACGCCGTCGAGGCGCCGGTCGCGTTCGTGACGACGATGTTCGCGGCGCCCGCGGAGCCCGTCGGGACGACGGCGACGATGGTCGAGTCGCCGAGGACGGTCCACGAGGTCGCGTTCGTCGCGCCGAACTTGACGCCGGTCGTGGCGACCGTGCCGACGAAGCCCGTGCCCGAGATGGTCACGAGAGCGCCGGTCGCGGCGCCCGAGGGCGTAGCCGAGGAGATGACCGGGGCGGCGCTCGGGGCGTACGGGTTCGCGATGGGCGTCAGAGCGCCGTCGCCCGTGAAGGCGATGGTCCACTCGTTCAGGTCCGCGACGCCGGTCTTCGAGGGCGTCATCTCCACGATGGCCTTGCCGGACCACGCCTCGGCGATGCCGTCCTTGCGGAACCACCGAACGAAGATGCGGGCGGCGTCGCCGAACTGACCGATGCGGGCGCGGAGGAGCGCGAAGGCGGCGTCCTCGACGCCTGCGGTCGCCTTGCGGTTCGCCTTCACGGTGACCTTCCACGACTGCATGACGACCTCGGAGGCGCTCCAGCCGTCCGACTCGTAGTCGTCGGCGGCGGCGGTCTGCGGGGAGATGCTCGGGTTCAGGTCGTTGAGGCCGGTCAGCGTGAGCCAGGTCGAGGCGTCCGCGGAGACCTGCACGCGGTAGCCGCGCGCGAGGAGGGTAGGCATGAGTGAGAGTCCTTTCGGAGGATGGGGAGGTGGGTCAGGCGCCCGGGATGCTCGTCGTCTGGACGGTCACCTCGTAGTTGTCGGCGCGCTGCGCTCGGTCCGCGGTGTCGGCGCCGACCGGGACGGAGGAGATGCGGAGCACCTGCACGACGAACACGCCGCCCCACGAGAGGGACTCGCGTCCGTGGAGGGCGCGGAACACTGCGTCCGCGACCTCGTTCGCGTCGAGGGAGTCGCCCGCCTTGCCGCGACACCACGCCTGCACGCGGTAGACCGCCTCGGGCTCCGAGGGATGGTCCACGGAGCCGTAGAACGTCAGCCCCACGGCGCGGTCCGGGTCGGTCGGCACGGGGCCGAAGACGACCGCGGTCTCGTCGGCGAGGTAGCCGCCCTCGGGGCGGTAGGCGAGTTCGCCTGTCGCGCCGAGGTGCTCGGCCATCCCGAGGAGGACGGCGTTTACATCGCTCATCGGAGCACCTCCTCGGCCATCGCGCGGAGGGCTGCGGCCTTGTCCTCCACGAGGGAGGCTTCGAGGAACTTCGCCTGCCCGCCGTGCGGATGGCGGAAGCCGAGGTTCTCGTGGATGTACGCGGCGTAGACGGAATCGAAGACGACGCCGACCGTGGACTCGCCGCCGCGGGAGGAGTCGATGCGCGCGGTGTCGCGGAGGTGCGTCTGCTCGGGGTCCGTCGGGTCCTTCGGAGCGACCGGCGTCCGGCGCTTCGAGCCTTCGAGGATGACGACGGCGCCCGCGCGGGCGATGCGCTCGCCGTCGAGGTCCGGGAACTTCAGCCCGGAGGAGTCCATGTGGATGCTCGCGCTCACTGGAGATGCACCTCCACGTGCGCGACCGCGCGGAGGAGGCCCCCGCCGTCGCGCCGGACCGCCTTCGCCACGACCGCGCGCGTCCCGTCCGGGAGCGTCACGCGTGACTTGGGCGCCAGGGCGGCGGCGTACTTCGGCGCCGCGTAGATGCGGGTCTGCTGCTCGGCGACCTCCGTGTTCGCCGTCGTCATGACGACGCCGCCGAGGTCGAGGAAGCATCGGACCTCGACGGGCGCCGCGTAGGACTCGCCTCGCGGCGTCACGCCGAGGTGCGCCTCCGCGATGACCTTGTGGGCTCGGAGGAGTCGCATCACGCGCCCCCGAGGTGGTCGGGGAGGAGCGAGATGGTGAAGGCGGCGCCGCCCGCTCGTGCGCGGCGGAGCGCGGCCTTGTCGGTCCGCGAGAGGTAGAGCCCGCCGACCGGGAGGCCCCCGGGCGCTTGGAACGTGACCTGACCGGAGCCGAGGCCCTGCTGTCCCGTGCTCGCCGGGTTCGAGAACGCCCGGACGGCGACGGCGAGGATGGTCGGCTTCGCGGCCTCGGGGAGCGGGTCGCCCGCGATGGGCTTCGCGAGCCCCTCGGCGAGGTCGAGGAGGAGCGTCATCCGCGCCTCGTCCACGTCCTCATCGAGGAGGAGGGCGAGTTCCTGCGGCGTGGCGATGGTGGGCACGTCGCCCTCCTCTCAGGGTCAGGCGCTCGGCTTCGCGGCGCGCTTCGGCTTCTCGGGCTCGTACGGCTCGACGGAGAACTCGGCGAGTTCCTCGGCGCGGTACTGACGACGGAGGGCCGAGATGACGCCCTCCTGCGAGTGGTCGGCGTCGTCCAGCACCTGCGAGACCGAGGGGCTGTCGGCGTTGCGCCGGGTCGTGACCTTCTGGAGTGCCATGCGGGTGTCCTTTCGGAGGAAGAGGTGGGGAGCCGACGAGGGCCCGGAGCGTGCCGCGAGGCGTTTACACTCCGGGCCCTACGTCAGCGATGCGTCAGAGGGTGACGTCGATATCCTGCACGACGAGGGCCTCGCCGCGGACGACCTTGCCGCCGAAGAGGTGGAGGCCCTTGATGGCGTCCGAGAACGAGTCCTGCGGGCGGTACGCCTCGACCTTGCGAATCTGCTCCGCGAGGGTCGTGGCGATGGAGTGGCCCGCGATGAGGAAGTTCGAGACCTCCGGCGCGGTGCCCGCGGTGCCCTGCGGGATGCGGTTCGAGACGATGACGCGGAAGCCGAGGACGCGCCCGACCTCACCACGGAGGATCGGCTCCGAGGAGCCGTAGCGGCTCACGTCGATGAAGCGGTTGTCCTGAAGCAGGAGACCGTGGAACTCGGGCGAGATGACGAGGAAGCGGCCCTCGGTCGGCATCTTGGCCCGGTCGCACTTCACCTTCACGGTGACGAGCACCTTGTAGGCCTGATCCGGCGTCGCCACGTCGGCGGGAGCCAGGACGTTCGTCGCGCCCGCGACCATGAGGCCGGAGACGAAGGTGTCGAGGTTCTGGCCGAGACCGTCGGCGGCGGAGAGCGCGGCCTTGTTCAGGAGGTCGCCGGAGTTCTTCACCTGACGGGCGTCGATGTCGTCCACCTCGAAGGCGAAGAACTTCGACTGGTCGATGACGAGCGTCTGGTCGGTCGTCGCCAGGGTGTCCGGCGCGATGACGGTCGTGTTCTTGACGTAGTTCTTGATGGTCACGTCCGACAGAGCGCCGATGTGAACGGTGTCGCCGCTCTCGGCGATGTCGCCCTCGTAATCGCGGTTCACGAGGCCCGCGAAGACGTAGGAGTCGCGGAGGGCGGTCATGAGGCTGGCGTGCCAAACCTCGGGGATGAAGGTGTCAACTGCCATTGTCGGCGAGTCCTTTCAGGAGGAGGAGCGTCGAGAGGGAGTTCTCAGCGCTTCGAGTAGTCGATGCGGCCCTCGGAGCGGGCCTTCTCGATGGCGGCGAAGTCGCCCGCCTTGCTCAGTCGCGAGATGTCGTCGCGCGTGAGCATCGGGCCCTTGCCGCTCGGCACGGCGTCCGTCGTGCCCTGCGCCGGGTTCACGGGCGGGGCCTTCGGCGTCTGCGCCGCCTTGCCGAGGTGGGGCTTGCGGGCGAGGAGGTCCGAGAGTTCGGACCGGATGGCGTCCGTGTCGATGTCGCCGGAGTCGGAGGCGAAGCGGGTCACGTCGCCGAGGAACACCAGGGCGTCCTCGGGGTCCGCGAAGTCGGCGGCGAGGGTCTTCGCCTCGGCCTTCGCGGTGCGCTGGAGGAGAGCGGCGGCGCGCTGCTCCGCGGCCTGACGAGCGGCCTCGGCCTTCTGCGCCTCGGTCATCTGCTCGGCCTCGATCTGCGCCAGACGAGCCACGGCGGGCTCGGCTTCCTTCCAGCGGTCCTCGTGCTTGCGCGCGAGGGCCTTCCACTTCTCGGCCTCGGCCTGCCAGTCCTTGCCCTCGCCTGCGCCCGTGTCGGTCGCGGAGGGTGCCTTCGTCTGCTCGCCCGCGGGGGCGGCGGGAGCGTCGGTCGGCGTGGTGGCGGGCTCGCCGGAGGCGGCGGGCATCGTGTCGGACATGCGGAAACTCCCTGTCGGGTAGGTGGGTTCGGCGCTCCTCCATGTCGGCGAGCGCCTGCGTGCTACGCGCCGCGAAGGCGCGCGATGGACGCCGCGGCGTGCGCGGCGAGTTGGGCGTTACCGGCCTTCTCGGCCTTCGCCCGAGCCGCCTCCAGTCGAGAGATGAGGAGGGCGGCGCGTTCGGGGTCCGCGCGCACGGGAGTGGGCGCGGATGCCTTTGCGCGAGAGCGCTTCTCGCGCGGCGGGATGAAGTCCCGGTCCTCCAGCGCGGCGCGGAACGCCTTGCGGGCGTCAGCGCCGGAGAGGCCCTTCGTGGAGCGCTTCCAGACCGCCTCGTACTCGCGCACGTCGGCGGGAGGCTCGTACTTGCCGAAGACCGGGACCGGGTGGCATCGGCAGTGGTTGTGGACCTTGATGGAGTAGCCGCCGCCCTCGAAGCGGGCGTTCGACTGCTCGAAGGACCGGCGCTTGTAGACCGCGCCGCGGAGCGCGAGCATGGCGCAGAACGAGCACGCCCCGGGCTCCAGCCCGCGGGCCCAGCCCTTCGCCTCGCGGTCGGCGAGCGTCGCCCCGAGGATCGTCGCGCGGCCCGTGTTGAGGGCGTGGCGCTCCGCGATGGCGGTCGCCTCCTGCACGACGAGGGCGAGGTCTTCGTCCGTCGGCTCGACGCGGAGCCGCTCGACCGCGGTCTCCAGCCCCCGGAGCACCTGCTCCTCGGGCGGGGCCGGAGGCTTCGGGATGACCGGGGGCGCCGTCGTGACGCCCGCCGCGACGCGGGCCATGCGGTAGTAGGCGATGGCCTGCGTCGCGGAGATGTCGCCGTAGCGGACGACGAGGAGGTAGACCTCGTGGGAGAGCGCCGGGAGGCGGTCGAGCACCTCCTCGGGCGTCAGCCCTGCGAAGAGTTCAGCCACGAGGGGCGCGAGGAGCATCGCGGTGTGCTCCATCGCGGCCTCGTACGCGGCTTCAGGCGGCGCTACCTGCGTCGCTGCTGCGGTCGCCGGACGGGCCGGGGTCGCGGTTGCTGCTGCCATCCGTGCCTCCGTCCTTCGGGTTCTGCGGCTGCGGGTTCAGAGCCGCCGTGGCGGCGGCGCGGAGCATCTGCTCGCCCTGCCACGCCACGCGGTCCTGCTCCAGGCGGAGCCGCTCCAGCGGGGAGTAGCCGAGGCGCTTCAGCACCACGTCGGAGTTCGGGGCGACCGCCTCGGCGGCGACCTGCTTGCCGATGGCGTCCGAGGCCTGCGCCACGTTGAACATCTCCGGCGCCGTCCAGTCCACAGAGAGGCGCTCGGCGCCCTTCGGGAGGTCGAGGCCAGGGCGGGACAGGCGGAGCGCGTACTGCGCCACCTTGCGGAGTTCCGGCGTGAAGCGGGCCATGTCCAGGCGGGCGCGCCGGTCGAGGCGACCCTCGGAGACCTGACCGCCCTCGGCGGAGACCGGGTTGCCCTCCGTGTAGAGGCCGAGGTACTGCGGCGGGAGGCCGAGTTCGCCCGAGGCCTGCGCCCCGTACATCTCCACGACCTTCGTGTAAACGCTCGGGTCGTAGGCCTGCATCTGCTTGATGTCCGGGAGGTTCCCGTCCTCGTCGCGCTCCAGCGCGAGGACCGCGTGGAGGTAGACCTCCCACGCCGTCTTCCGCGAGCCGTCCGGGTTGATGAAGTCGCTCTCGGCGGCGCCGAGGATGGCCTTCTGCGGCACGGAGTAGAACTCGCGGGCGACCTCCAGCCCGAGGAGGGTCCGGGAGGCGCCTTGGATGATGGCGCGGAGCGCGGGCGTGATGGCCGAGCGGCCCTGACGCGCGCCGGAGAGAGGCGCGTGCGCGATGCGGACGACCGGCACCACTTCGAGGTCGTGCTCGTCGCGCCCGTCGAGGTGCCACTCGGAGCCGTCCTGCCCGTCGTGCGACATGCGGAGCGTCTTCCGCGGCATCTGGAGGACGGCCTTCGTCATCTTGCCCTCGGAGTAGACCGTGAGGACGTGGCGCGGTGCTCGCGTCCGCACGTCCCACTCGACGGCGGTGTTCATCGGCGAATCCGCCGTGATGAGAGGCGTCTCCGGGTCCTCGCCGACGCCGACCGTGATGTAGCCGCGCCCGAGCGAGTAGGCGTCCGTCAGGGCCATCGAGAGTTCGGCCTCGAAGCCGTTCGCGTCCATGATCCCGGCGAGCGTCTCGTCGGCCTCGGTCTGACCGGCGAAGCGGAAGGACTCGAAGCGCATCCGCTCGACGCGGGGGTCCACGGCGAGCCCGCCCCAACCTAGGACGGTGTTGATGAACTCCAGAGACTCCGGGATGGAGATGCGGAGGTTCCGCACGATGTACTCGCCGAGGTAGTACGCCTCGGAGAGTTGCAGGTCGGCGAGGGAGTCCTCGCGCGCCGTGCGGAGGCGCTCGAAGACCTCCCGCTCGTCCTCGTGGAGAACGGTGTCCGGGAGCATCGGCGACGCCGGGACGTTGTAGGGCGCCAGGGCGCCGACGGTGCTCACGTGAGCGCCTCCTAGGGTCAGAGCGCGACCACGCGCCCTCGTGAGGCGCCCGTGCGCGCGTGCTTGTTGTTGTAGAGGCGCCAGAGCATCCGGGCGCCGACGGCGGAGACGGCGAGGTCGATCTTCCGAGCGCTCTCGCGGTGCTCCTTCATGAGGCCGACGCCGTACTTCCCGGGAGCGCGGCGCGCGTTCTTCACGTGCGCGCGGAGGGCCCGCGAGGCGTCGTGCGTGAGCGAGCCCGAGTCCACGTCCTCCACGAAACGCTCTGCGGCGGCGGTGAACTCGGCCTGCCTCGTCGGCGAGCGCATGTCGTAGTTCACGGCGTGCTGCTTGTCGCCGGTCTTCGTCGCCCACAACTTCAAGCGGCGCTTGTAGAGGCGGTGCCACTCGTCCACGAGGGCCTCCCAATAGCGCTCGCTCGTCTCGTCGTCGCGGGTGTCGGACGGGTCGGCGAAGAACGCGACCGGGCGGTAGAGGTCGAAGACCTCCTCGACGCGGGCGTTTACACTCTGCCGGTCCACGCGCCAGGGCCCACGGGCCTTCTCGTCGTAGCCCGGAGGCTTCTGCCAGACGCCGAGTTGGAAGACCTTCCCGTCCCGGGCGCGCGTGGCGACGAGGGCGGTCGCGTCGTCCGACTTGGACCCGTCGAAGAACATGAGGATGACCTCGCCGGGGGCGAGTTCCTCACGGACGCCGAGGGCGTCGAACTTCTGCGGGTGGACCCACGCGTCCTCCGCCGCAACGATCTGGTTGTACCAGAATCGCCGCGAGCGGCTCGGCGGGTTGCGTCGGTCGGCGATGGACTTGGAGATGCGCTTGACGTTCAGCCACACGGAATCGCCACGGACAGAGGCGATCACGTCCGGCGCGGCCTCCAGCGTCAGGGGCGCGTTCGGCGGCGCCTCCAGGGTGTCGTAGAGGAGGCCCGCGTCCACGGCGCGCCCGTCGAGGACCGCCTCGGCCTGCTCGCGGTCGCGCTCGGCCACGGAGTCGTGACCGGGCTCGTAGGCGTTCGTGATGCGGAGGGAGCGCGCTGCGCCGCCTTCGGACTTGGACGCGTTGCGCTCGATGACATCGGCCATCTCGTGCCCGGAGTTGTTCGCGAGCCAGTGGTGCGTCTCGTTCAGGAGGACGAACGAGGCGCGGGCGCCTTCGAGCGTCGTCGGCGACGAGGTGACCGCCTGCATGAGGGCCTGCCCGTGGAGCCCGTGGACGGTCTCCTTCTGGACCACGAGGTCGAAGTCGGCCTTTGCGCGGTCGGAGATGAGGCGCGGGAGGAGGCGCATCGTGTTCTTCGTCTGCTCCAGCGAGACGGCGGCGACTTGGACCCACGGCTCGGCGGCGGGAGTGCCGACCGGGTGACCGTCCACCATGTCGCCGACGCGGCACGGGCCCGCGAGTTCAAACGTCGAGAGACCGGCGCCGAGCGGGTCCTTGCCGTGGCCCTTCAGGCGTTGGAACACGCCGTCCGAGTAGTGGAACTCGCCGTCCTCGCCGACCGCGTACCACCACAGGAGGAAGCGCGCTTGCTCGTCGGTCCACACCCACGGCGTCTCGCGGTCCTTCTGGAGGTAGGCGCCGGTCCACGCGAGCATCTGCCATCCGAGCGTCCGCTCGGGGAGGAGCCAGTGCTCGCCGTCGGTCTGCCACGTCGGGCCCATGAAGACGGGCGGGTAGGGGAGTTCGGGGCGCACGACCGGGGCCAGGAGGCGTTCGCGGTAGTACGCCTCCGCGGCCTCCATCTCGGCGCGGACGTAGGGGTCGATGTCCGTCGTGACGACGGCGAGGGAGCGCGCCATCACTTCGCCCAACGGGCGGCGGCTGCCTTCCTCGCGGCGTCGCCGGGGTTCGCGCCGGATGCGGCGGGGGCGACCTCCTCGGGGAGGCGGAGTTGCTTCAGGAGCGCGGCCCGCGCGGCGCGGTACGTGCGGAGTTCGGCGACGAGCGGGTGGATGACCGCCTGTCCCATCGAGCCCTTCGCCGTCATCGGGCGGTCCATCTCGGCCCACGCCTCGGCGAGGGCGTCGATCATGTCGGAGGTCCGCGCGGCGTCTTCGAGGACGGCGAACTCGTCCGGGCGGAGGACGTACGGCGCGGGCTCGTCGTCGGCGCCCGCGATGGCGGTCCAGAGTTCGCGGCCTGCGGCGCCGAGGTCGGCGGGCATACGGCGGCGGGGAGCGTCGGGCATGTCGGCCTCCTCTGCGGGGTCGTCGGCGACCGCCCTCCCACGAGCCCCGATGCCTGCCTCGGGTGCCTCTACGAGTGCCGGGTGCGTCGATGCGCGTTCTGCCGTGGTCCGGTCGGGCGGTCTGAAAAAACGGGCGGAAAGTCTGCACGCATGGCGAGGTGCTATAGGCACCGCGCCAGGAGGAGGGGCG